AGGCTCGAACCAGGTTTCTTCATTCATCAGGTCATTGAGAACGTCGGCGGCCATGCCTGTTTTCCGCTTGTACACATTCACGATCAGGGACTGGTACTTGTTCAGGATTTCCTGCGCCTTGCCCATTGCATCAGCATCGCCCCAGCAAATCCATTGCGGCTTGTGGATCATGTAGATGCACTGGTTGGACATTACAACCTCGTCGGCTGAGCAGGAGATGATGGTGGCGGCGCTGGCGCACTGGCCTACGAGATAGGCCGTGACATTGGCCGGGTGACCCAATAGCATGTCGTGAATTACGAACGCCTGGTCGATCTCGCCACCTGGAGAAGAAATGAAGACGTTGATCTGGGAAATGTTCTGGCCTTTGAGTGCCCAGTACACATCGCGGCTGTTGACGCCCCACCACTCTGAGATTTCGCCCCAGATCATGATGTTGACGGTACCGCCTGCGATGTTCATGGCCGGCGCTACATTGAGCGCCTTGCCTTTGCGGTCGAATGCGGCTACGGCCTGTTTCCCAAAAACGAATTTCTTTGGCATGATGCAAAGGTGAAACAACACCCGTGCCGTTGCGCCGCTTTATTCCCAATCGTGGGAACCTATTTAAATTCCATGCGCAGGTAGCGGGCAAATAAAATTGCCGAAATCCATGTGGTGAGGTGCGAAAAGCCGGAAGGTATGTATGCCGGTAGGACATCACCGACGAGCACCCGAAGTTGGTGCAGAAATGTGAGGCCGAGGGCCGTGAGTAGCCCCCACTCGAACTTAATCAGCAGTGGGTGAGCGTCATCGCGGGTTGTCGTGCGCATACACCACAGCAAATAGATGAACGCTGAGGCGCTGCCTACAAGGTTAAGTACGGTCAGAATCTTTGTCATTGGGTTGCTTTTGGCTGCGAAGTTCCCAAAAAAACGCCAAAGGATTGGCCATCTTTTTCGCGATCCAGTCAATCGTTTCGCGGGCGCACAGGGCGCCGACGCAAACAACCAGGTCGCTCCACGATTGAAGCGACTCAAAGTTGGACACTATGATGCCGGAGACAAGGCCGACGCAGATTGAGGCCACAAATGTAGCGGCCCGGGCCTTGAAGTCATTGCCGGACATAAACAGCACACGGGAAAGGGCGCTGAGCAGGGCAACAGCGGAGGAGTCAATAATTTCGTTGAGGTGCTGGAGAAATTTGGGCATCGCGTTGAGGTTCGTCGTAAACTGATTCTCGATCGGCGCTGGCAGGAAACCAACGATACATCGTTGATTTGGTAACGCCGAGGGCAAGCCCTATGTGCCGAATCATTAAACCCCTGTCGCGATTGAGTTGCAGTACGTGGTAATCAAACAAATGCAGTGCCAAGATGCGGTTTATCTCGTGCTCAGACATCAATTTTATGACGCGGATGCAGGTTGTTTCACAGACATAATCCATGAACAAAAGGTTCTTTTCCTGCCGGGTGGCGCCGCGCCCGTCCCGGATTATTTCGTTGAGGTTGACTCTTGCCATAGCAGCGGTATAAATGCCTTCACGACGCGGATACTATCGGGGCATGTGGAACAAAGACGCACGTGCGTAACCTCGTGCTCGTTCCACCTTTTGATGAGCCACAGCCATTCTGCCCGCTCGTAGGCTTCCCGGATTTCGCCATGATGCTCGCCGGGTATTTTATACAGGCGTACATCACGCTCCGAATAGTTTGCAATTACGATCATAATGTCCTGACGGCTTTAATCTCCTGTTGCTCCGTTCCACGCTCTATGGTTTCCAGCGGGTCGTTTATCACCCGGATGTTGTCGATCCGGGTGCTCGTGGCCGCTGCCATGGCAAGCGCTCCTTGAGCGACCTGTAGTACAGCGTCCAGGTCTTCGCGGCTCGCGGCGTTGAGTACCATGTCCGACTGTGTGTTTACCTGCGGGGCTGCCAGCGGATTCACGTCGAGCGGTGACGGCGCTATGCCACCGGTAGCAAATTTCTTGCCCCATCCGCCGTAGGCGTTGATTTTCGAGGCAATTTCTTTCCGGGCACGACTGAACCGTTTGGGCCCGTCGCTGATCCGCAGCAATGTTTCTTTGAATCGCTGCGTGGATCTCTTGTTTATGATGTACGTCTCTTTACCGTTTCTCAGGTGATATTCCCCCCCCTCAAACTCGACAAGCCGCCCGTTGTATACGGCTTTCACCCCGCCTTTGCTGTGTGGACGCCCCTTGATCTCTCCCGATTCGCCAGGGATATGCCCGCCCTCGACCTCTGCAACAGACTGCTGTGTGGGTATCACGCCGCCATACTCGAACTTTTGCAACAGCACCTGCGCTGAGTTGAATGCAGCCCGTATAATAGCCGCCGCTGCCTGGGCTGCGTAGATACCTCCCGCCGCAAACACGCCAAAAGGACCGGTGGCTGCGCCGGCCTGAATAGCGGCCAACGATATTGCCGACAGTTCCTTGCGCAGGTTAATGGCAATTTCTGCCAGTGCCAGGGTTTTCAGGATAACACCGTATTTACGACGGTTTTCTACATCCTGCTGCAGCAGACGCGATACGCCTCCAATGAACTCACTGACCGAATCGAGTTGCGCGTTTTGCAGGGCGTTGATCTGCTCAGCAGTTCGGCGGGCAGATTCGAGTTTCTGCGCGTCGGTGTCCTGCTGCAACTGCAAGGACTGCTCTGCCAACTCCACCTCCGTATCGAGGATTTGTTGCGATGCATCCTGTATGATGACCGCCTGCTCTTCGCGGAACTCCCGCTCGGCATCAAGACGCGCCTGCCGGGCCGCCGCTTCGTTTTCCGCAACGGCAGTATCGAACGTCGGCTGATCGATGGCTCCGGTTTCGAGTTGCCCTTCCAGCAGTGCGCGGCGGGCCGCCTCCTGCTCGTTGATCTGCGCAAGTTCCTGCTGGAAGCCGGCAGCGAGCGCCGCCAACTTTTCTTGCTGCTGCTGTACGATAAGGGTCTTTTCTGCGACTGCGGACTCGTTGCGTATCTCGAAGATTGCCCGTTGGTGTTGCAGTTCCAGGATTTGCGACCGCTCATTGTAGTCTTCCTGCGAGATAAGGCCTTGCCTGAACTGCTCATCAAGTCGCTGTTGTTCGAGTGTGAAAAAACCCTGGGCCTTGGTCTCGTCGATTTGGTTGAGGTTGCGTATGGTCTCCAACTGCCGGCCACTGCTGTCAGCGGCATTACGGGCACGTGCTTCCTCGGCGGCCACGCGAAACGCTTCGATGTCTGCAAGCGCCTTTGTTTGTGCCGCCGACCGCTCCTTTTCGATTTCAGCGATTGTCTGTTTCAGTTTTTCCTGCAACAACGTCCGCTGGGCTTCGATTTGCTGGGGCGTTCCGACCAGCGCGGATATCGCGTTGGCGGTTTCGTTTTTTGCCAACTGGATACGGCCCTCGAACGTGCGCTTTATCAGGTCCTGTTGGAGTTTGTAGATGTTTTCAGCCGCGGCTTTCTCATCTTTTGCCCGCTGCTCAGCCAGTTCCTTGAGCCGTTTATCTGCCTTTTCCCGTCGCTCGATTTCGGCCTTGGCCGCATCGGTGTCGAGCGCTTTGAGTTGCTCGATGGTGAGTTTCCGCAGGTCGGTCTGAACCTTCCGGGCTTTTTCCGCCTGCTCGGCCAGCACCTCGTTTACCGCCGATGCTGCGATTTCTTCTGTACCGGTTCGACGTAATTGGAACGCCTCGTCAAACTTTTTGCCGGTCTCATCAAATTCCTTTTGCAGGTCCTTTAACTCTTTTTCCAGGTTGCCGATCACCGTCTGCACGTTCTTTTCAATGTCGGTACCCCCTGAGCCCAGGCGTATCTGCTCGAAAAAGCCGATGGCGTCTTGGCCTTGCGTGCGTATCTCCTGGATGCGCAATTGTTTTTCGATGATCTTGGTAGCCACCTCATCTTGCGCGGCTGCCTTTTTGCGCTCGGCTACGCTGCGGATTATCTCATCGGTGAGGCGCTTTTGCAGACTGGTAAGTTCAGACACCGACAGTTTTTCCAGGTCCATACCGCGCAAGTATTCAGGGTATGCTTCCTGCAGGGCCTTGATGGCATCGGCGCGTTCCTTGGTGCTCGACGATGCACTTTTCAGTATTTCGATGTTCTTGTTGAGTACCGATGCTTCGCGGGCAGATTCCTCCGCGATTTCCTTTTGTGCATCACTCAGGCGCTCTGATGCGCGGGTTGCCGCGTCAGTGGATTCTGTGAGTGCCTGGTAAGCCTTCACGCCGGCATACACAACGGCGATAATCGCCAGCAGTGGGAACGCCTTGGTTACCGTGTTCAAAATGCCCTGTGCCAGCGCCTGCCGGCGCGTGGCATCCGTGAGCAGTAAGTATGCAGCCGATTGTCTGATGCTCGCAACGGTTGCAAGTATGGCCTCCCGGTTGAACGCAGCAATGGCCAGCGCCAGCGCCACAAACTCGGTTTTGTTTTCGGCCAGGATTCGGGGTAGCAGCGCCAGCGCATTGATGAGCGAAGCCACGCCGCTGAGCGCTCCCGATAAGAAGTCCTGCAGATCGGTGTTCACCGTCAGGTTGATGACCGCGTTTTTTACTTTGTCCACCGACGCTGCGAAATTGTTGTTTTTCTTCTCGAACTCCTGCTGTACCGACGCTGTATCTTCCAGGGCTTCGCCGGCCTGCTGGATGCGCTGGGTAAGTATGTCGTAATTCTCACCGAGTTTGCCAAATGTCTCAATCTCGCGGGCGCCCTCTATGCCAAATTCACCAAGTAACTTGATGAATTCAGTATTTTTTTCACTGCTTTCCGCAGCCCCTTTCGTGACAAGCCCAAAGGCTGCCACGATGTCGCGCTCTACCAACTGTCTGAACTCGGCAGCACCCTTGCCCGCGATGGCCGCAAACTTGTCCGGCGCCTCGCCGATCTTGAATAGTGTGTTCTGAACCGCAGTGGCGCCGCGCTCAGCCGACACGCCCAGTTCGTCGAGCGTCGCGGACAAGCCGAATATAGACGCCTTGGAGACATTCAGGGGGCCGGCTACACCGGATAGGCGATTCACAAAATCCGCAATGGACGGCGCCGTAGCGTTGCCGGACGAAGAAAGGAAGTTCAGCGCATTGCCGATCTGCAAGATGTCTGTGGCCACATCTTCTGTCTTCAAACCCGGTATTACATTTCGCAGGGTTGCTACCTGCTTGGTAACCTCCTCGACGGATCCGCCGAACTCGTCCTTCAGGGCTACCGTCACCACGTCGGTCGCTTCGGTGAAGGCTTTCAAATCATTCTCTACCACACCCAACTGGCCGCCGATCTCGGCGATCTGCAACTGGTCAACCAGCGAAGTGCGCGTATTGCGAAACTTCAACTCTTCCTGGAGCCGCTGTATGGCCGGTATCGAGGCGTTGGCGGTTTTTGCTACGTCGGCCACTGCGTCGCTTGCCTGCGCGTTGGCCTGTATGAATTCGGTTACACCTACCGTCAGGCCGATTATTGGTGCAAGGCGCTGTGTAACCCCCACAAGGCCGTCGAACGCGCTGGCGTAGTTGCCCACATTGCGCGTATAGATGCCCATGTTGGCATCAATAGATTTCAACTGCTTATCCAGTTGCCCGATCTGCTTTAGCAGGTTGTCGCCCAGCCCGGCCTTTATTTGTGCTTCTCCAAGTTGCCGGTACTCTCCACGCAGTTGTTGCAATTGCAGTTCAAGGTCTCGGTATGAACCGGCTGCAACCTTCGTCCGCTCAAAAGCGACCTGCTGCTTTCGGATTTCATCGTTCAACAACTTCTGCTCACCCTTCGCCGCCGCGATTTTCCGTATGATGTCAGTGTATGCGTCTGACCCCTGCTCGACACCGGCAAGTTGTTTGCGCAGGTCGGCTACGCTTTCTTTAGTCTGGTTGATCTCGTTTCGCAGCCGCTTTTGCTGTTGCTCCAACTGCGTGACATTACCCGTTCCTGTGCCGGCCTGGGCAGCGGCCAACCTCCGGGATACCGATTCCAGTTCGGCGGACATGTCCTTGAGTTTCCGGGTCAGCATGTCAAGCGCCCGCGATTTCTCGTTGATGTCCTTCAGGATTTGCCCCGATTCTTCGAGCGTGGCGTTCACCTCGCCCAAGGAAGCAATTACCTGGTCTTCGCCTTTGAGTTGCAGGCGTAGCGATATGACTCTTTCGGATCCCATTATTCAATATTTTCGGGTGCAATATCCGGCACGATGGGGTCAATGTCGGGGTCATCGTATGTCACGGCGTCCATGTCTTCCTGCCTGGCTGTCACATACTTGACAAGTTGAGCATCACACTCATCACCGATCAGGGGTTTGTATCCAGACAGTTCCAGCAATATCCACACCGATTCGTTGGCATCGTACGGAATTCTCCGCATTTCCCGGTAATTCAGCGCGGCTACCGATGGCAGCGGTATGTTTATGCGCCCGCTCAATACCTGCCCCTCCTTTATCGTGCTGATGTAAGTCGGGTAGAATGTGGATACCAGCCCCCTGATATTCCGGTCTGCATCCTTCGATACCAGGTCGGGGTACGCCGGTGCAAAGTCCCAGTCTGCCAGTGCAGGACCGCCGCCGATGTCGATCCACTTATGCTGCGTGATCCACGGGGCGCGGGCGCCTTCGCTGAAATAAGTCGTTTCGGTATCGTCGTAGTGAAACGCGAAGGAAAGCGCATCCGGGAACATGATGCCGCACTTTGGATTGCCCTCATACGTCGGCATTTCTTCCCGCTTCTGTGGCTGTCCAAACGGCGTCCAGATGATGCCGGGAAGTTTGTCGCCTCGTTTGTACGAGGATGGCAATATCGTGGGCAGGTACGCATCCTCGCGCAATTCGATGTCGCTGGGCTGGCTTTGGTACAGCGTAGCGAAGTAGGGGTTTTGCGAAGTCTCCGCCTTTGCGCCCCGGTCGTACAAATCAATGTCGGTGTAGTACGGCGGTATCTTCTTGGTGTTGGCTCGTTGTAGCGCGGCCAAAGTTGCTTTTTCCATCGGGTCGTTGCTGTCCTCTTTGTATGCAAGTTTCAGCGACTCACCGAATGGCGACACGTATTCGACTTCAACCTCCTCAGCGTCTACCTCGAAAGTTTTGAGCGGCCAGTCACGCCGGTAGAAACCTTTACGAACAATCGGCGCCCCATCTTCGATCAGGGTGTAATCGAAACGCGGCTCACAGAACACGCGCTTTGTCACATCGTCAATTGCCCAGGCCAGGCAGAACATGTGCGAGATGCCGCGCAGGAAAGATTTTACCTCCTCGTCCGGCAGGCAGGATGCCACATCAATATCCGACCCTATGAACGGCTTGTTGAGCATGTACACATGGACTTTCACCGAACGGATGTTCACCTCGAATCCGCTTGGCGTGACTTCGGTCAGGCAGATGATGTGTATTTGGTCGCCGGCTTCCAACAGGAACTCAGCCTCGACCAATACGCCTGGGCTGTCTATTGCCGTGGCGGTCACGGCAAACGTAGGCTCGAATATCGGTGTGGGATTGCCGGGCCTTAATACAAACAAAGTCAGTTGGTCTATATCATCCTCGGAGTTGATGGTTACCTTGACCTTGTAGTATCCGGGTATTTGCGCCTCGATGTAGTTGACGTAGTTCTGGTTGACGAAATTCGGCGGGCTGACCTCGAATTGAGGTTGCCCGTTCTCGAAGTACATCGCACTCGGATCATCGTCAGGCTCATAGATGATGTAGATACCGGATACAAACCCGATGGTCCAGCATGTTTGAGCGCCAAAACTGGCCTTGATATATGCGGTCTGCCAGTCCGGGTCGTGGAGTTTCCACAGGTCACCAACGCCAAACGTATGCGCATGGCGCCGAAAAAAGTAGGTGTCGAAAAATTCTGACACCACGGTGTAGCCCTGCCCCTGGAATATGGCATCAACGATCGGCTTAAATCCTACCGATGGCCGGAAGTCCTTTATATCGAACACGCCGGTTCCGCGCTCCGATCCGTACACCACCGGGCAAAACCATGCCTTGAAAATAGAGAAGTCTGTGTCGTTCCAGTTTGAAAGGATGTTGGCAAAACTCCACGTGATTTCTCCAAGGTCCAGCGACCGCAGGGAAACGCCTTCCAACTTTTCCCACAGACTCAGCCCATCGCCCAGCAATTCGAGCAGGTGTGAGGCCGCCGCGCCGCTTCGCTTCGTGGCTTTTTTTAGGATGCCTGGGCCGGCAAATATCATAATGCCGTTGACAACCATCTTCACGCTTACCCGGGTCGATCCGCGACCCAGCACCCCTTGTGTCATCAGGGTTTGCAGTTTTGATTGGTTTCCGGGAGTGTCGGGTATAACCAGCGACTTGAGCACATTATCAACCTCGGCGCCGTCAGCGCCCACAATTTCCAGGAACTTATCCGTGCGTTTACGGATGCTCGCGGGTATCGACTTTAACTCGTTGTAGTCGATCGTAAGGTTGTTGATGTATAGTTCTACTTGTCGCATTACACGCGTTGGCTGAATCGCTGTTTTGAATAGATCACCGTGAATGTGAATTTCCTTTCGGTGATGTCGAATTCGTCTGTCTGGATCACAATGGGGTAGAACCGCGTCGGCGCCCCGGGCTGGTCTGCCGGCTCCTTCTCGATAAAGGCCAGGGGAGACATGGCAAGTTCTTGTAGCCAAACCGCCTGCTTGTCGCTGAATCCACCTACCTCTACCTCGAACCCTTTGTCACCGCGCACCTGCCCGCGCATTCGAACGTGGCTGCGCGTGATCGGCGATGACCCAAACACGAAATCATCCGGTAGTTTCTTTTCGTATGGATCGTCGGTCAATTTCAGGCTGTCGCCAGGCTGTGATGTAACCGGGAAAAAATCCCACACACCATAGCGATTCATGAAGTGTATCCGGTAAGACACACAAATAGTGGGCTCCCATTGCACATAATACCGGCGCACTTCTGTTATGGCGTCGGTTGATCCGACCGCTGCGCCGTAAACCTGGTAATAAGTTATGGCCGTATTTTCAAGGCCCATTTCTGTGCCACCGCCAATAATGTGCTCCTCATCCCACGCCATGTTCAGGATGTTCAAGCCGCCCACGCCCAACCGAAGGATTTTGTTTTCATCGTCGGTAGGTAGTACGCGGCCCCAGGAGCGGAGAAACCCGGAGAATATGCCGGAATTCTGCCTGAACTCTACAATCCACGATATTTCTACGTCATCGCGGTTGTACATGTACAGGAACTCGTTCGAGAAAAGGTCGGTGTATCCTCGCAGTGGCTTCGAGGTAAGAAAGCGCCGGCTGGTAGCCGCCCAAAAATCCTGCATCGCCGGTTCCTCCTCCTCCACACGAACGGCGTTTATGACCCGGTAGCCGAGGGTGTTTTCCGTACTGCCCGCATCGCGCTCAAGCAGGCCCGCAGTGTTGGGTTTCCACGGAGTCAGATCGCACTCAATAAATGCGACCTGTGGCGATCCATATACAGCCTGAAATCCAGAACCGCCGCCGCCGCCGTACAACGGCAGCATATCGCGCGGCACAAACAGTTGCTGCACGACCTCCCGGATATCGAACTTAAAAGTGCAGGTGTCGGTGCCGCTTGCGCTGGTCACTTCGATGGCTTCATAGTAGAGCGTTTCCAGCGTGACACCCTCGTTTTTGACCACTACTTCGAGAGCGGCCGGTGGCTGGCCGGTCGTAACCGTCTCCGTTACAATGAACGTCTGGGATACATACGCTGCGTACAGAAGTCCGCCGATCGGTGCATCCGATACTACGAGTGCCATGTGCTATTTGTGTTGGTGACGTTCGTTCGATTCTCATGCCCAAAACCAGAGAATCGAACGAACGTCAATTTTTGGAAAACTGAATGTATGGGCTGTATGCCCGGGCGGTTTGCTCCAACATGGCGTCAAACACATCTTCCATGTAGTCGCCCGAAATATCCGCAATCCTGTCCTGCCACTCCACATTGTACCGGTTATAGATGTAGTCTATCCACTGGGTACGCCTACCGTTGGACGTAAATCGGTAACTACCCTTTGTCGGTACCCCTTCGCGCTTCATCGTCGTGGCCATAGCAAATGCAATACCCCTCACTGTCTTGTCCAGGCCCCCGCCTATTCCCTTTAATCGTATCCATCCCATGAGCGCCTCGATAAACTTCGAAGTCTTTGCGCCACTACCCCGGCTATATGGAACGCGCTCCGGTGACAGGCCGGTATTTACAATTATTCCGTAGTCCAGGTGCGACATCTGCACCTCGATGTTATCCAGCATTGTTTTCACCTTCGCCACCACTGATGCAATCAGTTTTCCCGTTGCGCGGTGGCCTTGCGCTTCCAGTTCCTCCACGAACAGAATAGCCATATCAGAAGCAAACTCATCGTATCGCTTCAAAAAAGTTTGCCGTGCCTGCTCGATGGTCATTTGTCATACAGCCATTTTTCGACAGGCGGCACAAGAATGCCGTCATCGCCGTACACGAAGTTAAAATCCACTGGCGCCGGGCAGTAGTCCGTCTCGATGTAAATGTTGGTAATCAGGATTGCAGTGTTATCGCTGCCCTGATATATCAAATCGCCGTCGGGTTCGCTCGATCCCACGATGACATCCGTAAGCGACTCTATGACTTCCCACGTGGCCGTAGCGCCGTGCGCTTTCAGCCACTCCACATCATGCCAGCCGTCTGCGTAGGGGCCTGACAGAAATTCCACCCGGGCCCAGCGGCGAAGGGAGTTCAGGTACCTCAGCATGATCTGCCGCAAGTCCCTACCCACTTCCTCAATGGCTCGGTTCATGCTGTACTGGTCGGAATAGGATGTGCCGGGGTACGGCAACTGGTCGACCACAAATAGGTTGATTTTGTGGCGTTGCTTTTTTGCCCCTTTGGTGATGGGGTTGAAAAAGCGCATGGTATCCTCAGCGCATCCTATCAGCGGATACTCAATTTTGACGCCGGACCGGTAGGCGTTGGAGTCGTAGCTGCGGATAAACAGGTAGGGAGGCCGCGCGGCCTCTATAGTCTTGGCCAGGTTGTCAGCCTCCAACTCGTTGAGGGAGCGCAGAACAGCGAACGTGTTGGGGCGCTTGGCCACATACTCGTGCGCGTCGGCGTTCGGATATGTGGCCGGCCATGCTTTCACCATGGCGCTGGCAATGCCGTAGAATTCGGTTGGGTCGGTCATGTTCCTTTTGTTTCGTCGGATTGCAGATGCCGCTGCTTTCCGACCCATATCATTGCTTCGTAGAAATTCGACAATAGAGCCCCTTCCATCTTTGTCAGGTCTGGCCGCCCGAACCGGTCACCCTCCGCAATCGAATCCAGGACTATGTACCAGCCCCAGACCGTCCACTTCGCGTGCGCGTTTTTGAGCGCCCGCGCTTCCTTGATGTCGTTGACGTAGGTGTGGAACGCGTACGCGATATATGGGTGACGGCCAATCGAATCTTTGAAGTTTTCAAAAAAAAAGCCATATCGAGGCAAACCGACATAGGCGCTTTGGAAAACTCCTCGATCCTGCGCTCTACGAATTTACGCCGGGCGTTGTATTCGAGCGGCACTTGTTCTATATTGCCTTCCTTCAGTACCTTGTGCGAAAGGACTGCCAGTAAGGCCACATCAACGTGGTATTTCCGATCGGCAAGTATGTACTCGCCGTTCTTGTCCTTCGCACTGTACACGTGCTCGATTTGCAGCGCCTCAATCGCCTCAGCAGTCGTCAACTCTTGCCCCCACCACTGGTGCCCCATGTTATCCACCACCTTTTGCGGCCACACGTAGGTATTCCCCTTCCACTCGAACGTGTTACGTTCTTTGGGCTGGTACCCGTTTATGATGGAATTCAACTGGATATACAGCGTGGCCAACGCGGTTTTGCCATCAGCCAGGGGCGGGAAGGCTTTCAGGATGTCAGCGGCGGTCGAATCCACAACGCAGGTCAGAAGGTCGGCAATGGTGTAAAAAAACTCGCCCCATCGCTCCTCATCCCATGCCTTCATGGTTTCCTCACGCTTGACCTGATCATCGCGCTCCAACTGCCGGAACCACTCCGGTGTCTCGTTTTTGCGCAACTGGAAGTCTGTCCATTGACGCATGGTTATCTCGTCTGCCGATTGCGGAAAACGAAACTCCTTGCGCTCGGAGCGCAGTACCTCTCTGCCGCCTTCCATCTTGGAGGTGGCTATTGTGACCTCAAATACATTCATTCCTCGATGTTGAGGTGTTTGCGGATGAGGGATTGCAGGTAGGCTGCTTTTTGGTTCGGCTTCTTGGCGGCTTCGGGATCGCCATCAAGGGCTTTAATCATGCCGACTACGCCGCCCTCATTGTAGGTCTGGATGATCTGGTTGGGCGACATCTTCACAATCTTCTCGTAGAGGCCACGAAGATTATCTTCCTTTTCAGTAGGAGCCGCAGGTTGAGCAGTGGCGGTCGTCGTACCTGCGGCCCTCTTGGGGTCTGCGAATATCTGTTGCGGGGGAACCGTGTTGAATCGGCCTTGTGCGCTGCCGGTTGTTTTTACGACGGCGGCGCTTTCGACCTCTCGGCTACCGCTGGCGAGTCTGCCTCGCAGTTCGAGTGCCTTGTTCGGGTCGAGTTCTGCCACGGCGCGTTGCAGGTGCATCTGCACAGTGCGCGCCTTGTGGTGTTGGAGTTGGCTTGCGGACTCAAACGATTGTTCGAGCAGGCCGACGAGGGTGGAAGTGTCCATATTATTGCTGTTGGATGTTTGATTGTATTTTGTCAATGTCCTGCATTTTTTGCAGCCACTCCGGATCAACCGGCAACTGTGTGCCCTCTTTGACCCCAATATATGTGCCATCTTTCCACAGCGACGGGTATTGTCCGCGCATCGTAGCCTCGTATCCGGGTAGTTGGGTCAGGTAATCGTGTACGCCGATGATACCGTTAGCGTAATAGAACTTGCGCAGTTTGAACGCATGGTTCATGTCACGCAGGGCCACGCCTGGCATTTCGTACATCTGCGCAATCTCCACCGGCTGTATCAGGCCGTTGCGCTTTATCTCGAACACGCCTTGGTTTTGGAGTTCAAGGCCGCTCACCGGTGTGATGATGTTGTACTCCTCGCAGCATGGTCGCAGGCGCTTGGCGATGGCCTTGATCTGCGCGGCAATGTCATCTGTGATGCTGAACCTTGATTTTTGTTGGGGTTGGTGGTGTCCGTTGCTGGTCATAATGTTGCAGTTGTGATGGGGCAAATGTAACACTTTCAACGAAAAACGCCACGACCCACAAAATGGGGCCGTGGCGGAAACATACCACTTAAAACAAAACGGCTATGGCTCAGGCTTCATCGCCGGTTTCCAGGGCATCGATCTGCTCATTCATCGCCTTCACGGCGGCGGTCAGATCGAGCGATGCATCGGCGAAGGCTTCCAGGGCTGCTTCCACTTCGGGGATTTGGTGGGTGATGACTTTTTTCAGGCCGGCGCGGTATGCTGCCTCCTGGTCATCCGTAAGGTCGTCGAGGAATTGACCGATGGGGTTGGTAACCTCCAGAATGCCGGTGGTGTATTCTTCGAGGTTTTCTCCGGGCGCCAGGTTCTCGACGGTAAGCAGTGCCGCCTGACAGCGGCCACCGGCGTTGAACGCGGCTTTGACAACCGCTTCCAGCGAGTCGTTTTTAAAATCGATCTGGTTGCCCAGTCCGTCAATGATGTTACTCAGGTTTGCCATTGATGTACAGTTTTGGTGAGTGAATGTAAAGCCGAAAGGTAGGGACTTGAGGTTAAAGCCGGCGTTAATTTCGACCAATAAAAAAAGCGCCTGGCATTGCTGACAGACGCTAATAAACCCCAAAAAACCAAATGAAAACAATCTTCCTTAAGAGCACCACGACCCGACCTCTATTTGGGTCAGCAAACAAGAGGCCGGGCGTAACGCGTAACGGTATCTTGACGGGAGCCTCTGAACACCGACTGCGGTTTTTGCGCTCACCCATGTTCGTTGCATACGATCAACTGAAAACTCCCGTGTGGTACAATGAACAACGGGACAAATATAAAGGCATTATTCAAATAAAAAATAGAAGCCTCAAAATTTATTTACTGCTTCGTTTCCTGCGCTTCTTTTTCACCTCGAATACCGAGCGCATGGTGTAGGCATCGAAGTAGTCTGGGCTATATCCCAACTCGGCTTTTACCTCGTCCTTGTCCGACATAGTGAGCCGGTTTGATGCGTCGAATCCTTTTTTCCTGTGCTTGTCAAACTCTTCCTTGATTCGCTCCTGGACGTCCTCATCCTGTACGTTGACAAACACGGCATAATCTTTTACCCGCTGCGCGAAGTGGTAAGCGCACTGGGTTTTCAGGTTTTTGTACATCACTTTCACCCGGTCGTCTTTTTCGGCCGGATCACCACCGCGAAAGTCTATTGCCGACTTGAGCCAGCCGCGCAGGAAATTGCCGACGCCGGCGCTGTCGAACGCGATGTTGCTGCCTGGTATGCTGTGCCTGTTTTTGATCTCCAACATCTTGTCAAGCACCGCCCTACCGTCCGACTTCTCGAACGTGTAGGTGTGCGTTGCTCTCCACCCGTCCCATACGACCACCACAAACAGGTCATTCCCCTCCATCGCTATATCGGCTGTCATATACTTCTCGCCGCCCGGGACGAACTCGTTGTCAAACAAGTCGCCAAGTGCGGTGTAGTCAAACAGTTCGTTGTCATCGCCGGTAGCATACCACCTGCCGTCGAGCAGTTGCATGGCCGTGTTTTCGTCCTGCGCGAGCAAGTTGGCGCGGTACGATGGGTCACGGGCCGTCAGCGCCCGGTTACCATCCAATGTGCCGCCGATGAATGTCAGCGACTTGATGGAGTGCTCGTCGTACTTAGACTGCTCGGAACCTGGTAACTGGATAATCACCTGCTCGGGCGTGTCCCCCCACAACAGGCGTTTTTTGTAGCGCGTGACAAAGCGCACAACGCCGTCACGTTCGGGGATAGGAAAGCCCCTCATTTTTTCATTTGGGTAGTCATCTGGATATAGCCACCACTGGATAAGGTCCTTTACCCAGCCGCGACTTTGTGGGTTGGTCGTGCAGCGCATGTATGGCCGAACTCCGCAATCGGATCCGTCGCGGTTTCGGGTGAGCATAAACCAGAACTGGTTGGCAAGGAAGTGGGTAAGTTCGTCGAATCCGATAAGGGGTATCTGGCTTCCCATCCACGTGTACATGTCCTTCTCGTATTGCATGTGGCTGAACTTTACCCGCGCGCCCGATGGGAATGTCCATGCGGCACTGTGTTCGAGCGGACGAGGACGCCAAGCCTTGAGCAAAGCAGAGTATACGCTGCTTGATGTATCCCACAAACCACCCTCATTCCTGATCTGGGGCATGGTTCGGCGGAAAATCACCGCGCCGAATTTTGGGTTTTCAATGTGTCGTGTGGGTTCGAGCAGTAGCGCGAATGACTTGCCAGCGCCAGCCGCGCCGCCACCGATGACTATATCCGCCCTGCTTGACAGGTACTTCATCTGAAAACCTTCCTGCGGATATACCCGGCTGATTGCACCCATGATCGAAACTTTGTTTGGGTGAAACCCTATTTGACTTCCTGATTATCCATAGAGGCCGAACCCAAATTTTGTTTGTCCCGGTCTTCGCGCCCGTTGTCGGGCAGGTAGATGACGATACCGGGGCCTTCTTTGTCATTGCCTTCGGTATCGGTGAGCGCTACGCGGGATGTGGGCTTGCCGTATGCGCGGTCAAATATTTCTTCCATCGCCTTTGTGTCCTTATCATCGATTGCTTTCAGAATTCGCTTTGCGTATAGAATCACGAACGCGGCCAGGTCGGTGCGCTTCACAAGAATGCGCAGTTCTGCCTGCGTCATCTCGCAGAGCCAACGCAGGGTTTTGATGGTGATGCCGCGCTCGAACTCCGGTTCGATAGGCCCTCCAAACGCCGCTTCGAGCACCTGGAGGCGCGTCGGCTTCGGTGGGGCGCCGTCAAGATTGCGGCGCGGGTCGTAGCCCTTTTTGAATCCCTGTGGATTTACACCCTTTTTCAGGTTGGGATTCCCGGCCTTACTTTTCTGTTGTTTTGCCATGGCAGTAAATTGCAGATGTCGCTGCGGCAAAGGTAATTACGACACCCACAAACAAAAAACGCGCCTATTGCGGTGGCGCGTGGCAACAAATAAAAAACGCGGGCTGCTCATTTGCGGCCCGCGCTCGGATTTCCCGTATAATAATCTCATGAAAAGTTTGCACAAAGATAGACGGTTTTTGGAGATGTGCAAGCCGGATAACTATCGCCTGCCGGCAATCCTCCCATGCGGTCGGACTGCGGGCGAGGCTTGGAGTTATGCGGAAACAATAACAGTTCGACCGATTGGTCGAACTCCGGTTTGTTCCCACCAACCGCCTACACAGTTGCAGGACGGCTTCGTGCAACGATGTCCCACGGCGATTACTTCGTTTGTTTCATCAATTTCTATTTCGTCTATTTCAGACGAACCGTTGTCTGGACGAAATTCGAGGGCGAGTTTTTCGGCAACACCTTCAGGAAGTTCTGCGAGTTTCATATTTTTGAAATTTTACCGGCGTTAGAAAAATCGCGTAACTCAGCACTGCCGGAAATGCTGCGTATGCCTTGCACTGATTCGGCAGTGCAGACCGTTATGCCAAAAACAGATTACCGGTGAGGTGCGATGCCCGAACATTCTCAAACACCGGGCTTTGCGGATACAGCGGTGCGATGATTTCAGATGTGCGCCGCCACAGTTGGTAATACGACAGGTTGGGTTCTTTTGCCAGGGCATCCAGCACAGACGTGGTAAATACGCCGCCACGGTCATCCTCGTATGACACCTGGTAGATATTGCTGGACGAATAGGTAAACACCTTTGCTTTGATGCTGCGCTTGTCGCCCTGCGTGGCTGTAACCTTCGCTTCTTTCGCGGCCTGCGGAGCGCGGACAAACCGGGCGCGGGCGCCGTTGTATGGCCGCTGGTCATCGCCGCGCATGAATCGCCAGTTGGATTCAGCAAAGCAACAGTCGCTCAGCCAGATCACAGTGACGCCAGATTTGAATTTCTTGAGCAGTTCCCGGAACTCGTAGTCCAAGAATATGCCATCATGCAAGCATATGGCCGTCATGCGCTTTGTCTGGCCGTTCACTATGTTGTCATCGTAGGTGCCGTGGCTGGAATTAGTCAGAAAAAAGAAGTCGCCCTTCTTGAGCGTCTTGGCGGCATTGAGTACGAACGCCCTGAACCCCGCCACAGTGGCGTTGCTGTTGGTCAGCAGATTGGCTTGGTAGTCGCGCTCGACGGCGAAATCATGCAGGCGCTCGGCGTCGAACACGCATTGGTTGAGGTCAATGTTGCCGCCGTAATATTCGCGGTCGTATTTGTTGATGCCCACGTGGAGCGAAAGCCCCTTGAATCCTTTTTCCATTGACGGGTTGGTTTGAGTGCGAAAGGTACGTGTTTGGAAACAAAAACGCCGGGGCTGCTGCATTGAGCCCCGGCGCGGTGGATTATCGGTTTTTTAATTTCTGTGGTATGTCCTGAATTCCCCGTCCAAATCGGTGTTGGTATTTCCGCTTTCAGTGAACACCTTGACGTACTGGCCACCGGGCATTTCGGCTATCCATACGCCCGGTTCAATCTGGTACACATCGGCGGGGACTGTTTTGCCATCCTGCCCGCCTGCTTCGATGAATACCTCTCCGCAGTAGGACAGGATGAATTCGGCATTGTCGTAGTACGCGTACAGGGATTTTGTGCCGATGGAGATGTTGCGGGCTATTACGGGCGCCGTCTCCGTTTCGCGGGCAGGCGCATCGTAAAGCGATGGCGCACCCATGATTTCAGCGTGAACGGTGAATGTTTCGGGGTTCTGTCCTGTGCAGGACGCGAGGGCTGCGAGCAGCGCGAGTACTGTTGTGATGTTGCGAATCATAACCTTTATGAGAAAATTGTGAACAATCGGGAGGTATGGATTATGGGCAAAATCTATGCCCGTTTTTTTGTTTTCATGGCCTCATATTTCCTGCGGAGCCACCGGCCAAACTGCTCGCCCAGCCACCCGGCGCCGAATGGTGCGAGAAACAGCGACCAGAACAAGACTTGGGCAAGTGGCGGTAACTGCTCGACGGTCATCATTTTTTCATGCTGTTGTAGGTGGCCTCTGCGATGGAGCGATAACCGAGCAGCATCCCGAACGCCTTTATCACGATTTCCCAGGGTTCGAGTTTGTCATCGGTTCCAAGGCCGAAACCAACAAGGGTGCAGCCCAGGCCTGTGGATACCAAGCCGGCATCCCTCGTCACGTGGTAGGTATCCCAGTTGCTCGTTGTGCCATGGTAGCGCGAATAGTACTCCGCCTTGCCGCCCAGGTACGCGCCCAATCCAAGGAATGCGTAGCCTGCAATCTCGCTTACGATCTGCGCCGTTTTCTGGCGCTTGAATAAAAACAGGTACTTGCTCTCGGGCTGGGTAGGCGTCTCGTCAATGCGCGACAACTGAAAGATACTGGGCGGTTCTCCGTTTGTGACGACATACAGCGTGTCGCCAAATGTGGTGTCAGACGAACTGAAGGTTCCAATGCCAGTATTGTAGCGGTCGCCGGTGTGGAATGCCGTAACAGCCTGTTTGTCATCGGGTGTAAGGACGGTGAGTGTGATTTGCGCGGATGCCGTGAGGGCCAGCGTGATTAGCATCAGGAAGGTGGCAATATGCTTCATGTGAGTAGGTAGTATATTGTGACAGGTATGGAAATGAGTGCGGTGCAAATCAGGGCAAAGGTAATCAGGCATTGTAATGATGCTGCCAAACTTCCCTTATCATCCTGATCGGGAGAGCCTACGGCCTTCTGGCCACCTATGACCTTTAATTTAGACATTGTATAACCACAGCGATAATAATGCCAGTGCCGCGCCGGCCAGCACGATCCAAACAACTATCCACCAATCGAAGAATTTTTTGGCGGGCGCAGTGGTTGCCTTGATAGGCTTGGCACGGCAGAACTTCTTTGGCTGCATGTGCCAGTCGCGCTGCTTAAGCGCCTTTCCTTTCACACGTCGCGGGCGTACCATCAGCGAAACAGGTTTGCCAATTCGTTGGCTGTTTCAACATGATCGGCTTCCAGGTTCTCCAACTCGCTTACCCGCTTATTTGCCTTGATGTACTTGGCAATATGTTCCAGTGCGTCGGCCTTTGCGTTGAGCACCTTCGAATGATGCTCGTTCCATTGGCGGTTCAGCACAGCTGCCGCGTCATATCGATAGGCCTGCCGGCGCGTTTGATTTGCTGCTTCGAGCAGGTAGTCATCGTCCAGTCTGAAAGCCCACTGGTTCATAATGGTCAGGTAAAATGCCTGCTCCTCACCCTTTTCGAGCGTCGGGCATTCTAC